ATTTAAATGTCATAATTGTGGAACCGGCGGCTCAATAAAATTTTTATTAGACAAATTAGATCCTTCCTTATCAAGACAATATTCATTTGAAAATTATAAAGAAGAAAAAGGTACACCTCTTCAGCAAGAAAAAGTGCCAATTTTTAGAAAACCAGTTTTTAAACATGATCCAGCAAAAATAGATGCCCCAAAAATAATTGATTTACCTCCAGATCACCCGGCTGTAAAATTTTGCGATGTAAGAATGTTGCCTAAGGTTCGATATGATGATATGTACTTCGCAGATTGTTTTAAAACTTGGGTAAGCAATTATGATGTTGAACTTGCCGCACGATTGAAAGTAGATGATCCTAGAATAATTATTCCATTTTTTAGTAAAGACCGAAAACTTATTGCAGCACAGGGAAGAAGTTTAGACAATAATACATTAAGATATTTTACTATTAAAATAGATAAAAGTGCCATAAAAATATTTGGATTAGATAGAATAAAAGATGATGAATTAATATACATTGTTGAAGGACCGTTTGATAGCATGTTTCTACCAAATTGTCTGGCTATGGCTGGTAGTGACCTAGATGATGCTAGTATGTTTTATGCTAAGAACGTTGTTTTTGTATATGATAATGAACCAAGAAATACTGAAATTGTACTAAAAATTGAAAAATCTATTAAAAAAGGATTCGCGGTTTGCATATGGCCAGACACTGTTAAATTTAAAGATATTAATGATATGGTCTTAGGTGAAATGGATATTTTGGAAATTATTGATATAATAAATATGAATACTTATCGTGGCCTTCCCGCAAGAATAAAATTTAATCAGTGGAAAAGAATATGAATGAAGAGGTGAAAGTTCATGAAGATGGGCTAGTTAGATTATTAGATATTATGGGAAGTGATGACGATGTAGTTGATGCAGCACGAATAAGTTATGGTAAAGGCACAAAAAAAGTTAGCGAGACGCGTAATTTAATTCGATATTTAATGAGACATAAGCACACATCTCCCTTTGAAATGTGTGAAGTAAAATTCTATTTAAAATTACCTATCTTCGTTATGAGACAAATAATTCGGCATCGGACGGCGAATTTAAATGAATATTCAGGACGATATTCGTTAATGAGTGAAGATTTTTACGTTCCTCATGACGATGATATACAAAAACAATCAACCCAGAACAATCAGGGTAGGGGTGAAGAAATTGAGCAAAAAGGTCTTGTTAAATTCGAATTTAATCGCATGTATGATAATGCTATTCAATCCTATCACAATTTATTAGATCTAGATTTAGCTCGAGAATTAGCGCGCTCTATTCTCCCAGTAGGCAACTATACCGAAGTTGTTTGGAAAATAGATTTGCATAATTTTTTCCATTTTTGTAAATTAAGAATGGATAATCACACGCAAAAAGAAACTCGTGATTATGCTAATGCTATGTATAAGTTGGTTAAGTCCGAATTTCCTTTATGTTGTGAAGCATTTGAAGATTATAGTAAAGATGCTGTAACATTCTCTAAACAAGAAATGGAAATATTAAAGTATGAGTTGGCAGACCGAAGAAGAAGACCTAGAAATATTGAAGCACTATCAAATCGAGAACAAAAAGAATTCCTAGAAAAACTAGAAGCAAAGGAAATTGAATGAACTTACCTACAGAATATCAATCATTTATACATCTTTCAAGATATGCGAGATGGAGGTATGATGAAGAAAGAAGAGAAAAATGGTCTGAAACAATTGGAAGATATTTTGATTTTTTTAAAGATGATTTAAAAGAAAAATGTAATTATGATTTTACTGATACGGTAAGAAAAGAATTAGAAGAGGCGGTTCTAAATTTAGAAGTTATGCCATCTATGAGATGTTTAATGACGGCCGGAGACCCTCTCAAAAAAGAAAATGTTGCTGGGTATAATTGTTCATATTTAAAATGTGATAATCAGAGAACGTTTGATGAAATTATGTATGTTTTAATGAATGGAACAGGAGTTGGGTTTTCCGTTGAAGAAAAATATACAAATCAAATGCCAATTATCGCAGAAGAATTTTTTCCAACAGATACCACTATAGTAGTTGCAGATAGTAAATTGGGATGGTGTAAAGCTTATAAGGAATTAGTCTCATTATTATATCAAGGACAGAAGCCTAAATGGGATATGAGTAAGGTAAGAGCCGCCGGTATGCCTTTAAAAACTTTTGGTGGTAGAGCTTCTGGTCCGGAGCCGCTAGTAGATTTATTTAACTTCGTAACAGAAATTATTTCAAATGCTGCGGGAAGAAAGCTTAAACCAATTGAATGTCATGACATTATATGTAAAACCGCGGAAGTAGTTGTAGTGGGCGGCGTACGAAGAAGTGCTCTCATTAGTCTAAGTGATCTAAATGATCGAGAAATGAGATTTGCAAAACATGGAGAATGGTATAAAGGTAATGTTCAGCGCGCATTATCAAACAATTCTGTTAATTATAAAGAAAAACCTGACGTTGGTACTTTTATGAGAGAGTGGTTATCTCTTTATGATTCAAAATCTGGAGAACGCGGAATATATAATGGAGATTCCGCTAATCGACAAGTACAAAAATTAAATGAAAGGGAGCAAGATGGACATGGAGGATTTTTACGAAGACGAGATTCCGGACATGAGTTTGGCACAAATCCGTGCAGCGAGATCATTTTACGGTCACGAGAATTTTGCAACTTATCTGAAGTCGTTGTCAGAGGACGGGACTCTCGCGAGTCTCTTAAGATCAAAGTTCGCAATGCAACAATTCTTGGAACCTTCCAATCAACCCTCACTAACTTCAAATACCTTACTAAAGAATGGGCCAGAAACTGCGAAGAAGAGCGACTTCTGGGAGTTTCTCTTACCGGAATAATGGATAATGAATTAACAAATGGAAAAAGAGGAAAAGAAAAAACTGGTAAACTTTTAGAGGAACTCCGAGATGTTGCTATCGAAACAAATAAAGAGTGGGCAGAAAAACTGGGGATTCCGAGATCTGCGGCGGTTACTTGTGTCAAACCGAGTGGAACTGTTTCTCAGCTCGTTGACAGTGCTAGTGGTATTCATGCTCGTCATAATCCCTATTATATACGAACTGTGCGGGCCGATAATAAAGATCCTTTATGTAAGTTCATGAAAGAGGCCAATTTTCCGAATGAACCCGATATAACAAAACCAGCACATACTTCAGTATTTTCTTTTCCACAAAAAAGTCCAAAGGGGGCCGTATGTAGAATGGATATGACAGCTATAGAACAGTTAGAATTGTGGAAAATATATCAAGACCATTGGTGCGAACATAAACCATCTATTACAATATCGGTTAAGGAACACGAATGGATGGTTGTAGGTTCTTGGGTTTGGGATAATTTTGATTCTATTAGTGGTATTTCATTTTTACCATTTAGTGAACACGCATATAAACAAGCTCCTTACCAAGATTGCGATGAAAAACAGTATAAAGAATTACTATCAAAAATGCCCAAAAATGTAGCTTGGGATAAATTAAGTGATTATGAAAAAGAAGACCATACAGCCGGTGCGCAAACACAAGCCTGTGGGAGTGATGGTGGTTGTGAAGTTGTAGATTTGATTTAAAATTTTATTGTTGATATTTGTGTATTAATGATATATAATAGGGATAATATGAAAACGTCATTTGAAAAATATGTTGATGGGTGTGTTAAAGTTCTTGAAAAACATACTGAATCATTAGGTATATCCACAGTTCAAGAATTGTGGAAAGATATCGAAAATGCTCCAGCCTTTACGGGTAAACTTTGGCTGGAAGACATTCTTGATAAACAATATAAAGAAAAAGTTGACCCTGAAACCGAAATGAATTTTGTATACGATTAATTATGAAAGTTTTTATTGATATGGATGGTGTTTTATCAGATTTTAATAAATCCATCATCGAAAAGTTTGGTACTAAAAAAGAATGGAAACAAGGTGGCATAGAAAGGTGGGAACTTCTCCCTGAAGATTTTTTCCTTTCCCTTCCCAAAATGACAGATGCTGATGAATTAGTAAATCATATTTCTGGACAATTTGATTGGCATGTTCTTTCCGCGATTCCCGACGAACCTGTTTTTCCCGAATGCCGCCGGCAAAAAATGCAATGGGTTTTTGAACACTATAAATTATACCCTGTGAGGGTTCATTGTGTTTATCAAAGGGAAAAACAATATTATGCCGCTGAAGAAAATTTATCTCCGAATATTTTAATTGATGATTCCGAATCAAATGTAGCTGAATGGAAGGCAAAAGGTGGCATTGCTATCTTACATACATCTGCAAATGATAGTATAAGAGAATTACAACAGTTAGGATTTTAATTGATTTGCGCAGGAATAGATTATTCTACAACCAGCCCATGTATTTGTATATTTAAAAAAGATGGAACAATTAATCCTATTGATTGTAATTTTAGTTTTTTTGCTTTGGATAAGTGGAGGCCTCGGTGGTCCGCCCTTCAAAATGTAAATTGTTATAAGTTACCAAAAGATTTAAAATTAATAGATAAGTATATTTTTTTAGCTGATTGGACCATAGAAGCATTACGTTGGCATAATGGTAGAGTTGAGAAAGTTATAATAGAAGATTATTCTTATTCGTCTACAGGTAGAGTTTTTAACATTGCGGAAAATGTTGGTATTTTGAAATTTAAATTAAAACAGAATGGTTTCCGTTATGAAACAGTTCCTCCAACTGTTATTAAGAAGTTCGCAACGGGTAAGGGAAATTCTAATAAAGAAGCTATGCTAGAAGCATGGAAGGCAGAGCCGGATAATTTTGAATTAGTTCAAGAAAATGGCAACCCTGCAACCGATATTGTTGATTCTTACTATCTTTGTAAATATGGAGTTACTCAGTGAATATATTTACATCTCGAGTATGTTCAGTAATCATCTCAATTTGTTTTTCTAGAATCTCTCGTCTTCCTGGCCAATATATATATTCATTAGTGGAAGATTTTGCTAAGTTGTTTAGCAGAGGTACAATTAAATCTTCAACTTCTTTCATCTGTCGGCTGAATTCTTTATTTAATTTTTCCTTATGTTTATCAATATCTTCGTAATGATAGTCCAGCAGACTCCAGATTTTATTCACGGTCCCCTCAACTTCTTTTATTTGTCCAGCCTTGGCTTTTTCAACCGCTGCGGAAACTACTTTCTCTTCTGGTTCTTTAGCGGCCGAAGTAAATTCTTGCTCACTAACAGTGCTGAAACCAAAATCATTTAATTCACTCATGATACCTTTCTATGAAATTACAGTTTACTAATATATTTAGGACAGATGAAACTAACATAGGTGACTCGTATAGTACTCCTACAAAATATTTTGATTTGCCTGGAAATCAAAAAGATATTTTCCAATTAGAATATGATTATTCACCGCCCCATGAAAATGTTATTTACGGCGGTGGGGGACTTATAGGCCAAATGAGACCAATGTCTCATGTTCTAAAACATCAAAAAAATTCTAATTATAGATTATATGGATGGGGACTAGGCGAACATATGTATATTTGTTTAGATGAACAAGTACAATGTATTCCACCAATGAATATAACTTATCCGGCATATATAAGATCATTTGATTTATTGGGTATACGAGATCATCATCCACATCTATATAATTCTATACCAACAGCAAGATGGGTTCCATGCTCCAGTTGTATGCACGAAGCCTTCGATAAAGAATATGAAGTAAAACATGATATTGTATTTTTTACTCATGCTTCTCTTCCAATGAATATTATTCATGGCATGCCGAAAGAAACTTGGGATTATCCTCATAAAGGAAACAATGAATTTAATTTTGAGGAAACAATAGAATTTATCGCAAGTGGAGATATTGTTGTTACAAATTCTTATCATGGTGCTTATTGGGCAACACTTTTGGGAAAGGTTGTAATAGTTTTTCCATGGTCTTCTAAATTTTATGGTTTAAAGCATACACCTTTATTTTGTCCTACAACTGATTGGTGGAAAACTGTTCAAGATAAGGAACAAAGACAATATAAAAGTTCTTTAGAAGAATGTAGAGAAGCAAATATAAATTTTCATAAAGAATTAACCGAACATATTTTAAATAGTCCTAGAACATTCAAGATCAACGTATGAAAGACATTTATAAAGATAAGACAATCCCCCAAAGAAAAGAAAATAATATGGCCAAAGATTCTTTTGGGGGAACAGAATTAACAACCTTAGAATTATGGTCACATTTACCTGAAAAATATAAAACAGATTATCAATGGGTAATTTCAAGATTATATCCAGAAAATATTCAAACTATTTTACCCAGAATTTGGTGGTTTCATGATTTAGCTAAAGATGGAAGTGGGGGCCATGATTTTTTAGGAAATAAAGACGGTGCGAAAGAATTTGAGAAATTAATCTTTTCGAGTTATTGGCAAATGCACACTTTTCTGGAAAAATATGATTTACCAATGGATCGCTGCGAGGTTCAAAAAACAGCTATATTTCCATATGAGCATTATGAAAAACCTAGAGACGGCAAAATAAATTTAATTTATGCTTCTACTCCTCAAAGAGGTTTACACGTATTATGTAATGCCTTACACGAACTTGACAGAGATGATTGGCATTTACATGTATATTCAAGTTATCAGATATATGGTTGGAAAGAAAACGATCAACCATATCAAGAATTATTTGAACATGTTGAAAAAAATCCTAATATGACTCTTCATAAAATTGTTAAAGGGAGACCTTTAAGAGAAGAATGGAAAGATATGCATATTTGGACCTATCCATGTATATGGGAAGAAACTTCTTGTAGAACTGCTATGGAAGCAATGTCTTCCAGAACATTAATGCTTACAAATAGTTTAGGTGCGTTACCGGAGACTTGCTCTGATCATGCATTTATGTATCCTTATATTAAAGATGAAATAGAACATTGTTATAGATTTGCAGATGAAGTAGATAAATTATTAGATACATATTGGGATGATGAAACACAGGATATTATAGATCGAGCTAAAAAACATGCGGACAAATATTATAGTTGGGATTATAGAGCACCTAAATGGATAGAGATGTTTGAATTAATGGATATTGAAGATGAACTCGAAGAAACAGAAGATGCCGAAAGAATAGCAACGGCCTTATGAAAAAAGGATTTACAGCTTCTAGTTTTGATTTACTACATGCAGGCCATATTGTAATGTTAGAAGAAGCGAGAAAAAATTGTGATTATTTAATTGCTGGTCTTCACACCAGCCCTGCTCACAAAAAAAATCTAGTACAGTCTGTCTTTGAACGGTTCATACAATTAAGGGGATGTAAATATGTTGATGAAATCATTCCTTATGAATCAGAAATAGATCTTAAAAATATATTAAAAACAATAGAAATTAATATTAGATTTTTAGGTGATGATTATTCCCGTGACAAAAAACCCATAACAGGGTATAATACATGTATCATGAAAAATATTGAACTTTATTATTGTAAAAGATTTCATCATTATTCATCAACTGAACTGAAGAAAAGAATTGTTAGTTTGTCAAACCCCCCTACGGATTAGTTTTTTCGGCGGCGGAACCGATATTCCGGAATATTATACTGTAGCACCTAATGGTGGTCAAGTCATAAGTGCCGCTATCGATAAATCTACTTATATTATATTGAATAGATTATATCGAGATCAATTTATTTGTAATTATACTAAAAAAGAAACTGTCGGAGAAGTTGATGATATCGAACATGAATATATTCGAGAAGTTCTTAGATATTTTGAGGTATCTCCCGGTCTTGAAATTACAACTTTAGCGGACATCCCTTCTGAGGGGTCTGGATTGGCTTCTTCTTCAAGTATATTAGTTGGATTAATAAATGCTGTAAGTACTTGGATTGGGACCCCAATGAATCAGGTAGATATTGCTCATCTAGCATGTCATATTGAGCTTGAAATCTTAGATAAGCCGATTGGGAAGCAAGATCAATTTGCGGTTAGTTACGGCGGTTTTAACCACTTTCGGTTTTTTGAAGATAGTAGAGTAGAAATCAAAGAATTACAATATAATTCAGATTTTGAAAAAAAGTTCGTTTTGGTTAATACTGGACATCATAGACAATCATCTACAATCCTTACTTCTCAGAAAAGTTCTATAGAGAAAAATTTAAAAAAATATAATAAAATATATGACTTTTGTACTCAAGCTTTAGATTATTATAAGCAGGGTGAATATGATGATTTTGGTATATATATGAGTAAATCTATGGATATTAAAAGTACTCTTGCTAAAGGAATCACTAATGATGGTATTAATGCCATCATGCAGACATCTCTTTCTTGGGCTACAGGATGTAAAATATGTGGAGCAGGTGGCGGAGGATATATACTTTTTATGACAGATCATGCTAAGGAGATACATATGAAAAATAGAACTTTAGACACATTTGATGTAAAATTTGATAATATGGGAACAAGAATAGTATTTAATAATGAAAAATAAAAATATAGAAGTAATTTGGAAGTCAGATCTAATAAGTAATAGTATGCCTGATATTAAAGTGAATTCAGAAATAGAATTAAGAAGATCATTAATTAAAAAAGGCTGGCAATCGCATGTTAATTCTATAAGTAATTCTCTGCATTTAGTTTCAGAAAAACAACTTGATGAACTATTAAAGAGCATTTGGGACATATATATAAACGAAAAACAGTTTTTTATATGTGGAAATGGGGGAAGTGCATGTAATTCTAATCACTTCGCTCAAGATTTAACAAAAGGAACTATTGAAAATGGACTTTCAAGACCTAGAATCAAAGCTATATCTCTTTGCAATGACATCGGCTTCATTACTGCTACATCTAATGACGATTCTTACAATAATATATTTAAGCACCAACTTGTAACTTATGCTAATAAGGGCGATGGATTATTTGTTCTTAGTGGAAGTGGCAATAGTAAAAATCTTATAGAAGCCGTTGAATGGGCCGATTCAAACGGAATGGAAACTTTCGGCATTTTGGGATATGATGGGGGAATTTTGAAAGATAGACTCTCAAATTATATACATATTAATTTAAATCATATGGAAAAATGTGAAGGCATAATGTCTATTATCTTACATTATATTATGTGTGAGCTAAAAGAATTATATAACGTAACGCTTGGAAAGTACGAAGGTAGCTAAATGGCTTTTTCGAAAAGAAGTATTAACGCAAAATATATGGGTGACGAACCGGATCCGAATGATTGGGATAGTTTGCCTCTCGATAAATTAAAATCTGAAATTCATGAAGCCTTTAGATGGTATTATAAATTTTTTGATTTTAAAGAGAGTATGGAGTTTGTTCAAGAATATTATAAAAAAAATAAAGTAAAAAGTAAATCTCCCGGAAAACTTAAAATCACAGATTTAATCGAGGTTGGAAATCATGTTGGATATATTGCGCGAATGAAATTAAGGGGATTAAAGAGTTTACCAGAAGAATATGAAGATCTTTTTATTCAAAAATTAAAAAAGATAGAACAGATTGCCGAGAATCGTAAAGTAGCAGTAGATACAAAATCTAAAGTAAAACCAGATATTCAGAAAAGAATTCGAGAAGCCGCGAAAAATTTAAAGTATGATATAGAGGATATTGTTGACGAACAACTCGAAGAAAATTTTAAAAAGAAATATAATTTTAAACAATTTGTAGCACATAATAAAATTTCAAGGCCAGTAGCTAAACATTTAAAATCTGAAATTGTAGAAATGGCTAGTGAAATAAAATTAGCCAAAGAAGGTGATGTAGATTTTGCAGAAGCTTATAGCCATTTAAATAAACCCTTACAAAATAGATTAATTAAATTTTATGATATGATGATAGAAGAATGTGAAATAATAATCACAACAAAAAAAGAAAAGAAAGTAAAACTGGGAAAGAAAATTAAAATTAAAAAACTAAAAAAATAATATGATATTAATTGATTATAACCAGATGGTAATTGCTAATTTTATGGGATTCCGGAAACAATTTGAACCAGGTAAAGAGGATGCCACGATGAGGCATATGGTTCTCCATAATATTAAAATGATCAAGAATAAATTTAGCAATAAGTATGGAAAAGAAGTTGTTTTTTGTTGCGATAATAAAAAAAATTGGCGCAAAGACATTTATCCTTTTTATAAGGCCAATAGAAAGAAAGCAAGAGAAGAAAATAAACAAAATGTAGATTGGCAAGTGCTATTTAATACAATGGATAATATACGAAATGAAATAGCAGAAAATATGCCTTACAGAGTAGTTACTTTGGAAGGATGTGAAGCAGATGATATTATCGGGGTTATTTGTAAAGAATTTTCTCATAGAGATTATAATATATTGATAGTTTCTTCTGATAAAGATTTTATCCAATTGCAAAAATATCCTAATGTTTCTCAATGGTCTCCTCGAACTAAAAAGTTTATTAAAGAAAGTGATCCGGAAGGTCAATTGAGGTCTTTAATAGTAAAAGGAGATAGAAGCGATGGAATACCTAATATTCTTTCAAATGACGATTGCTTTGTAGAAGGACTAAGACAAAAGCCAATGTCGAAGAAGAAGATCATGGAATGGCTAAATATAGTACCGGAAAAAGTCCTTGAGGGTGAAATCTTAAGAAACTTTAAACGGAATGAAACTTTAATAGATCTTGGCTGTATTCCAGATAAGATCGTTATAAATATAAGAACAAGGTATGAGAACGACCAATATTTGGGTCGTGATAGAATGCTCAATTATTTTATTAAGCATCGACTTAAAGATATGACTGAATCGATACAGGAGTTTTAATTATGGCTTTATCATTAATGCAATTATTGGAATTGGTAGACAAGGCAAAGAGTCAAAAGGAAAGAGGCGATCTACTTAAACAAAATCAAACACATCATTTGGAAAATTTATTGTGGTATACGTTTCATCCAGATGTAAGATTTTTGTTGCCCGAGGGGAAACCACCCTTTAACGCGGGCGCGGAAGATCCAGACTCAACATTACTTTACGGACAAATTCGCAAATTAAGATATTTCGTGGAAGGTCCAGGGGGTGAAACTTTTTGCATAGGAAATACCGTTCAAGCAGGAAGAAGAGAACAAATGTACATAACAATGTTAGAGAGTATAACACCAAGAGAGGCTGAGTTTCTCGTGAACATAAAGACGAAAGATCTCGGCATCAAAGGTTTAACTTACAAACTAGTAAGTGAGATTTTCCCCCATCTTTTACCACCAATGCAATCCAGCAAGTAAAATTTATTATAATAATTATGGAAGTGTGATCTAAATCACATGTGATTTATTCATTTCTAATAAAGGATTATATGAAAGTTTTAATAGCTTTTGTCATGGCGGTAGTATTTCTTACTTACCCAATGAAAATAGTTATTTCGGAGAATGATGCAGTAGCGTCTAAAACAAATTCGCATACGCAAAGTTTTCTAGAAAACACAAATAAAAATTTAATAATGCATCGGCCTAGTACGCGATCGGTATCATCAATAGATCCGTCCTTACTAATATCTGCAGGAGCTGAACTTGAGATATCATGTTTGGCTAAAAATATATATTTTGAAGCCGCTGTGGAAAGTACAGCAGGAAAATTAGCAGTTGCCCATGTAACTCATAATAGAGTAACCAGTAGGCATTTTCCTAATTCTTATTGCAAAGTAATTTATGAAGGGCCGACATATGCAAGCGGACTTCCTAAAAGAGATCGATGCCAATTTAGTTGGTATTGTGACGGAAGAGATGATGCACCATTTCCAGGAAAAACATGGGATAAGGTTCAGGATTTAGCAAATTATTATTATAAAAATGCTAATGATTTAAGAGATATAACAGATGGAGCAACTCATTACCATGCTGATTATATCAATGACCCCAGATGGGCAATATATAAGAAAAAAACTGTTAAAATAGATACACATATTTTTTATAGGTGATTATGCCAAGTTATGATTATATTTGTAAAAATGAAGAGTGCGGCCACGAGTTTGAAGAGTCGTATAAGATAGTAGATCGTCATATACCAGCAAAAGAGCCGTGCCCTTCATGTAACAAGGACACGGTTCAAATGAACGCTCAGCGAGCTGGATTTGTTTATGATAATATTTCAGGCACGACTATAAAGGGCCATAAGAAGAAACCGGATGAAGCCTTTACAGATCACTTGAAGCAAATGAAAAGCAATTATCCGGGGAGTAATATGAATGTTTGATCATGTAGATCTTGAATTTGAAGAATTAAATGCTACCACCACAAATGGATCCAGAGTTTATCAAACCCCTGACGGATCCTTTCCATCCATTACAACAGTATTAGGTAGAAAAAAAGCTCAATTCTTTAAAGAGTGGAGAGCTAGAATTGGTGAAGAAGAAGCCAATAAAATAACAACTCAAGCCACTCGTCGTGGAACAAAAGTACATAAAGTTGTAGAAAATTATATTTCAAATAAAGAAAATTATTTTGAAGATTCACAACCACATGTTCAAGAGATGTTCCTTGCCATCAAACCCCACCTAGATATTAATCTTAAAAATATTGCCGGCATTGAAGTTCCATTATGGAGTAAACAATTGGGAGTTGCTGGACGTTGCGATTGCGTAGCCGATTGGAAAGGTCAAAAAGCAATTATAGATTGGAAGACTTCAGGAAAATTTAAAAAAAAAGAATGGGTTGAAGATTATTTTCTTCAGGCGACTGCTTATACAATAATGTTTGAAGAAAGAACCAAAATCCCAATAAATAACATTGTTATAGTTATAGCAGTTGAGAATGAAGCACCTCAAATTTTTGAAGAGAAATCTTTTGATTATTGGGGGTTACTTGAAACAACACTAAAGGAATGGTTATAATGAAAATATTAATAACCGGAGTCAAAGGATTTATTGGCCATCATTTATATATGCTTTTATCTGAAGAAGGTCATGATGTTTACGGTATTGATAATTGTTCGGGACTAGGTTGGGAAGATCGCGATGTTCCTCACTCTGATTGTGACATCACTACAGATCCTCTCCCCCATGTTGATGCAGATGTTGTGGTTCATTTAGCTGCAAGAGCTGGTGTTCGTAATAGTTGGGAACCAAAACATTTAAAAGATTATTATAATGTAAATATTATTGGAACTAAGCGCATTTTTGAAACTTATAAAAAATCTAAAATCTTATATGCATCGAGTTCTTCTGTTTCGGATATGAAAAGTCCTTACGCAATGACAAAAGGAGCCTGTGAAGCAATGGCGCCACCTAATGCTATAGGAATGAGATTCTTTACAGTTTGGGGTCCTAAGTCGCGGCCCGATATGTTTTATAGACAATTACAAGAAGGAAAAATTAATTATTTAACAACTCACACGAGAGATTGGTTATATGTAAAAGATTGTGTAAAAGCTATATATTTACTTATGACAGAAACACCCGTATGGAAAAAATTTCCTAAAGTTTTTGATATTGGATATGGAACACCTAAATCAGTTTATGATTTTGCTAATGAACATTCACCGAAATCTATTGATATCGATTCAATAGATTTTAAAAATGTAACGGGCGAGAGCGAAGAAACTTGTGCCAATCCAACTGAAATAAAAAAGTTGGGCTGGAAAATTGGATTCGCGAGTGATGATTTTAATGTAGAATAATGTTATGTAGTTACCCCTTTAAACAAATTACAATTAGAGATTGGGATGGAGATAAAGTTAAATGGTTTCATCCTTGTTGTAATATGTCGCGTCCTGATTGGGAAGATCCAATGGAATGGGAAGAGACAGATCTTACCCCCGAAGAAGCTTTTAATTCAAAACAATTTAAAGAATTACGTGAAGCTTTATCTAATAATAAAAAACATCCATTTTGTAAAACTTGTTGGGATATGGAAGAAAGAGGTATAGAATCTTTCAGAATCCATAATGATGATACTATTCCCAGAGGGAAATTAGATGTAGTTGATTTCATTTTTTCTAATAAATGTAATTTGGCTTGTAGAATGTGTGATCCTCAAACAAGTCATAGATTGATGTTAGATTATGAATTCTTTAGCAAAGCTGGCTTACTTCATGAAGTTGAAGAATCTACATCTGGTAAATTTAGAGGGAGGATTACAATTCCCAAAACTTCTAATTCAAAACAATTTCTTTGGCTTTTAAATAATCCCTTAAAGGAACTTAGGTTTAGTGGCGGAGAACCTTTCTTTGATGCGCAGGTTATAAAACTTCTTGATAAATATATTGATAAAGGTTGGGCCCAAAATACTATTCTCGCGTATCATACTAATGGTACAATGTTTAATCCCACTTTGATAAATAAATTAAATAAGTTTAAAAAGCAATATCCTAAATTGAGTATAGATGCGGTTGAAGAATGTTACGAATATATAAGACATCCTCAATCATTTGATGAATTAGACAGGACTATAAGATTATTTTTAAAAACTTCTACAAATTTGGGAAGAATTAATGTTGCTGTTGTTGTTTCAGCACTAAATATTTTAGATTTACATGAACACTGGCAATGGTGTTGCTCTTTACCTAAGAAAGTTTATATTTCATATTGCGAAGTGTATCCAGTTGACCGAGGCATAAGCCCAATACATTTAAGTAGACAATTATTAGAAAATGTTCCTCGGATAGATTCAAAAAAATTTAATCAAATTCGTAATTCATATTTTAAAAGAAATTCAGAAAATAAAAGTAAAATACTTAAAGAAATTACATTATTTGATTATTCACGAAATCAAAAATTTCAAGATTATTTACATCCACATTTAACCCAGTGGTTAACAAAATAAGGAAAAGAATGTCACATATAAATTTTAAAATGGCCGGACAAAATGCGATTGAAGGTGGATATGAAGATATGAGACACTTCAAACGAGAACACCTTCTAGATACTCCAGCTTATGTTGATGATACTGGAATTCTAGAAAAATTCGAAGATAAGCTAACCAATTCTATAATAACATGTAATGAAGTTTTTGTTCCTACAGAAAATGCATCATATCATAAATTAGTAATTGATACACCTTCTGATGAATTGATAGATGAGCTCAAATCAGCAATAGATGCAACGGCCAGTTGGAATCTTGTAAATATTTCTTATGTAAATGATGAAGAATTTGCTGCGGCTAGCGATGGGATGACCCTGATGGCTTGTTGTGGAAATTGCGCTTCAGGTACAGAATTAGTTGCGGTTACTTTATCTTGTCGTCAATAAACAATGAAATAAGTGATAATTGAAATAGATAGAATAAAATATCAAACTATTCAAGATTTGTTATTAGATTATGTTTTTATAAAACAACCTACTTCCAAACAAATTATATTTTTAGATTTGAACGAAGCTGGCCATTATTATCCCTACTCTACTACTCAGCTTTGGAAATTTAATAGTTTATATTATATCTATAAAAATCTCCATATAAAAAATTATAAGAATACTTATTTTTATAATAATGATATTAATTTAGACCACAATCATAATCAATTAAAAAACTTAATACAAACAAAGGAAAGCATCAATGTTAAGAGTTTTCCGTGGTATACTGTTTGTAGGGGGTTTAAAAGAGGTGATTTTGTTTTTAAAAATGTTAATAAGGGAATATTATATAATGTTATTTTTATGTGCGGTGAGCAAAGATTAAATAGACTTATGATATTAAATGCGCTTCACGAATATGATAATTTTGCTTATTCTAATAGAGTGCCCAGAATAGAAGACCCGAAACCTATTACCTCACTTGATTTTTTGGATGATGATAATCTTTTTGTTAATGGAATAAAAACAAATTCTGATGTAATCACACCTAACTTTGTATTCAGAAAAGGTTCTTGGTGTACATCTATTAAAAAAGAACTGACAGAGAGAAAAGATATAAACATATTAGGAGATACGCCTCAAGAATATCTTTATTCAGGAATTGAATTAGTCGGAGAAAGTTATACAGATAAAGGATGTTGTCTAACGGAAAAAGTTTTAAAACCATTATATTATAAAAAACCTTTTATCTCTATGGCAAGTAAAGGGTATCATACTTTTCTTAAAAATCAAGGATTCTATTTGTATGATGAACTTTTTGATTATAGCTTTGATAATAGTCCGTTTAAAATTAGATTTAATTCTCTCATGGACCAAATGAAAAATATTTTAAAACTTCCAACAAAAAAATTGAAAAGTAAAATAAATAATATTAAATATAAATTAGATCATAATCATAAATTAATTAAACAAAGAATAGAAGAAAACAATTTTTGTTTAGATGTGAAAAACATTCATGATTAAAATAGACACTACAATTACAATTCCTAATAAGAATTTTAATTCTAAAAAAGATTGGAAGGATTATACGGTTTCTAATTTCGTTCCAGAGGGTGCTGACCCCTTGCGGGTTTATAATTTTAAACAAATGGAAAAATATGGTGATGGATTTTTCTATTTAATATTTCATAAACCAAATATAGGTATATTAAATCATATCTATCAAACTTATGAAGAGTATGAACAAAGTATAAAATTAAGAAATGATCAAAAGGAATTATTTGAATCTAATAATATGGTTTATAATATTTCTGAACCTTATGAAATTAATGATAGCATTTTAACAAAAGATCAATATCAAAATTTACATACTACTAATTTAGTTCCATTAGATATTAAAATTAATGTCGATTCTTTTTTATTAGAAATTGAAAGATATAATGATAATTTTTTTAGATGGGGAGATAGATATAAGGAATATCCCAGATACGCAATACCATTAGTTAATCTAAATGGAAAATTAGATAATGACTTGGAACCATCTTGTTACCCTTTAGATAGATGGAATTTTTTACAAACTGGTCTAGAGGATAATGCTGAAAATTTTACCGATTATGTATTCAATATGAGCCATTTTGAAAAAGATAATGATATTTTATTTGAAACAAGTTTTAAGGCGCAGACAGAATTAATGAATTTTAGAAGTTTAAAAGTATTAGAACCCATTAAAGAATATATGGTGCGTTCATGTATTTTTAAATGGCATTCAATGGGCCACCTTTTACCACATTTTGATACATGGCACCCTACAAAATGGTTAAGACTTTGGGGAACAACAAACCCTGAAAAAATGAAATTCAGATATAAGGTTTGTTCTTATCCTTTTGAAGGAGATGAAGGAATTGTTGATAATAAGATGTCTGGTTTAATAGAAAAATATGAAACTGAAAAAAATATTGAAGAAGGCAGACTATATTTACATGATAGTTTGAAATGGCATGATGCATTTGCATTTGATGATAATGTTTATCAATTCTTTATTGCATTAAATGTTAACAGTTACGATTGTATTGAGAAATTAAAATATGTTAGATAAAGACCCGGATAATTTACCATCAGAAACTTTTTGTGCATTACCTTGGATGCATCTTTCTACTCGACCGAATGGACATATGAGAGTTTGTTGTACTGCAAATGCGTCCGCGGTACAAGATAAAAATTCAACAAATAAAACATTATCTGAAGCAGGAGTTCTTCGGAGAGATGATGGAAAGCCTGCTAATTTAGCAACAACAAGTTTACTAGATGCATGGAATAATGAATATATGAAATCCGTGCGAAAAATGATGCTTAGAGGTGAGCGGCCTGCATCTTGTTTAAAATGTTTTAAGGAGGAAGACGCAGGACACAGATCAAAACGGAAATGGGAAACTGCAAAATGGGTTAATGAGCTTGGGCTCGAAGAAGTTATTGGCCAAACCAAAGAAGACGGTTCCGTTCCACCTAAAGTACGTTATATTGACCTCCGGCTCGGCAGCAAGTGTAATCTTGCTTGCGTTATGTGTAGTCCTCACGATTCTTCTAAATGGGTAAAAGAATATAAACAAATTTGGCCGGCTTTAGAAAATAAAAGGCTCAAGGCCAGCATGGAGTGGGAAAAAGAATCTGGTAAATTGGCATGGTCAGGTGGTTCATATGCATGGCATAAGAAGAATCCAGAGTTTTGGGAAGATTTTTATAAACAAGTTCCTACACTAAGACAATTATATTGGGCTGGCGGCGAATCTTTAATTATGAGTGAGCATTATGAAGTCCTTGAAAAAATTATTGAAATGGGATTTGCTAAAAATATTGAATTGCGTTATAATTCAAATGGTATTGAATGGCAACCAGAATTATTTGATTTATGGAAAGAATATAAGAATGTAATTTTTCATTTTAGTATTGATGATTATGGAGAACGAAATCACTATATTAGATATCCGGCAATGTGGAAAAGAGTTGTTAAACAATTACATAAAATCGATGACTATCCGCACGGCAATTTAAGATTAACAACAGCAACGTGTATCACAGCATTAAATATTTTTTATCTGCCAGAATTTATTACTTGGAAATTGGAAGAGGATTGGAAATTATTAAACAAGTATCCAGCCGGTGCCGGCATGATAGATTTACACCTTGCATATTGGCCGCCGCAATTGAACTGTAAAGTATTACCAGATTGGTTTAAAAAAGAAACGACTTTAAAGTATCAAGATTTCGGAAAATGGTTAAAAAGTAATTTTCAGAAATGTAATGGTGTAGAAAGTTTAACATGGAATGAATGGAAAGAGCTACCATATGGAATTAAAAGATTAGAAGGTCTAGTTTCTTTTATGAATGCAGAAGATTGGTCGGAAAGATTACCCGAAACGAATGAATGGTGCTATAAGGTATCAAAGGAAAGAGGTTTAGATTTCGATAAAATTTTTCCAGATTTGGAATGGTTGAAAATGTATGGAAATTAAAGAATACTGTAAGCGATATAGTGATATTGTTCCAATAGAACATACCTTTAAAGAGCATAGGCTAATGATTTGTCCTTATGCCGATCATGAACATAAAATAAATCCGATAGGTTATAAATTTCCCGAGAGCGGTCTTAAAAATATAAGTTATTATAGAGATTGTTCAGATGTTGATCATCATGATCCGTTTTTTGGGGACATTGATTTTATGGATGAAGTATTGTGTTTAGATTATAAATTAATTGATAAAGCAATAGATAATCCTAATACTATGAATTTTTTGTTAGCATTTATAAACAATAGACAATCATTAAAACTTTTACATTTAGTTAATTTTTGGCAAGCCCTTATACCGTCTAAAAGTTGGGACCATTTTTGTGATTTTATAAATGATACATCTATAAATGATGGAACATATCTTGAAATACATAATAAAGATCCTAAAGAATCAATAGAAGTTTGTTTAAATGAAATATTAAAACTTGATTTAAATAAATTTATTGGAGTGGATTATTCACATCTAGATGGTGAACCAAAATATGTACCCATAAAGAATAACGTTAATGAAAATATTGGTATTATTTTTGATTCAACTTCAAATCCTTATGGTCATGGAGATATTATAAATGAAAATAGAAGATCAAAGTAATAGATATCAAATAATATGGGATCTCGGTAGAAGATGTTCATATGCATGTTCTTATTGTCCTCCTCATAGAAATAATAAGACATCTGCCTTTGTAAATTATGAAACTTTATGCAAGTCTATGGACGGCGTTGCGGAATATGCATTACTTTATGATTCATTTAGAAAAAAACCCGCTAAGAAAAAATTAAGTTTTACGGGAGGGGAACCCACTGTTCATCCCGGTTTTTTTAAATTTCTAAAATACGTAAAAAGTGAATATCCAGATTTCAGTAGAGGATTAACAACTAATGGATGGTTTAATGATAGGGTCACAGATAAAGTTATATCATTGACTACGGGCGGAACCCTGTCTTATCATTGCGAATCAACAAAGAAGCAAAAAGAACAAGTAATATCAAATGCAATAGCTTTAAGGGAAAAATATAAAGTCAATGTGATGTTCCATAAAGATTATTTTAAGGAATGCGTAGATGTTTGTGAAAAGTTAGAAAAAAATAGTGTAGATTTTATTCCTAGGATCATAGGAGATGATAATCCAAATGACAAAAAATCTATTGAGTTAGGTTATACTCATATATATGATAGAGAGCAAATGAAATGGTTTCGAAATTATTGGAAACAGAAAGGGCAATCTGTCACAGAAAAAGGAAACAGTCAAACCGGGCTTGGTCGACCTTGCTGCGGGGGTAGAAGCTTCAAAGTTGATGGTGTGGATACTTTTTTCCTTCCTAGCACTAATTTTTTGGGTTGGAATTGTATGGTCAATTGGTATTTTCTTTTTTTAAACTCCGAACTTGATGCGGTTTATACTCATCAAACATGTGGAGTTAATTTAGAAGGAAAAGTTGCACCATTAGGTAAGATTTCAGAATTTGACAAAATTATTGATAGTTTAGAACATGAATTATATGTACATAATAAAGTACCGATGATAACATGTCCTAAAACTTTCTGTGGATGTGGTATGTGCATAACAAAAACCAGTCAAAATATTGAACCTATGTTTACAAAGCATGTAGTTGAAGGTCTTACATATGATGTTGTTTCTCAAAAAGAAAGTAATTGGGAATCAGACCTAACCGTTAAAAAATTATTTTTGGAAAATAATGGGATCCCTCAGTAAAGCTGAAAAAATGGATGATACCACATTATTATCCAATGACGTTACAAAAATCAAAAGCGAATTACATAAGCAAGAAAAATACAAATATTTGTGTAAGGCGTTATGGAATACTATACAGCAAGATGTTCAATCTGAAATAAAGCCTTGTTGTGTTTTTTGTGAAAGGCCAATCCCGAGAGAAAAATATGATAATTTAAATGATGCGTTTTTCGGAAATGAATTAGATGTAATCAGACAAAAAATGTTAGACGGCGAAAAGATTAGCGGCTGCAATGGTTGTTATATTGGAGAAGAAGCTGGCGAATGGACATTAAGGAATCATTTTAATAATAGTTATGATGATTCTACAATTAATAATCCACAGATTAGGGATTTAGAAATTTCTCTTGATAATAATTGTAATTTTAAATGTGTAACGTGCAGTGCAAAATTTAGCACGGCTTGGTATGAAGATGATAATAATATTCTTGAACAAACCAATTTAATTCGGCAATCAGCTCAATCAATTAAAACACAAACTCCTTTGATAAAAAATATTTCTGATTTATCAAAAATTAATTATGAACATGTAAGAAGTATAAGAATGCCTGGCGGTGAACCATTCATGAATAAAGAAATTTTAGAATGGTTATCGTCAATTGATTTATCAAATATTGAATTAACAATAATCACAAATAATTCTATCTTTCCTAAAAAATGGATTAAGACACTTAAAACTGCTAAAAAATTTAGATTAATAATTAGTTGTGATGGTGTTGGAGAAGTTGGTGAATTTGTTAGATATGGGATGAAGCAAAAAGTATTTTCAAAAAATTTAAAAAAATGGCAAGAAATTCAAACCAACAGAATGATGATTAGTTTTAATTATGTTGTTCATGCGATGAATGTTTTGAATGTTGAGAAAACTTATAATTGGATTAGGGAGATGGGTGTTGACGAAAGCCAATATAACTGGTATAATAAAATGATGAACGCACCTAAATGGGATTTTATAATAATGGCAATTGATAGATTATATTTTCCAGAGTATATTGATTTAAGATATTTGCCTGTTGAAACAAAAGAATTAATTCATGAACATTATGATAAGATGGGCCCTCTTGATGGTAGAATTAAAAATAAAATTTTAAAGTGGATGGATACCGGTGAAACAAATGTTGATAGAAATAAGGATTTTATAACCTATTGTGATTTTCTTGAAGGAAGACGTTCTATTTTGCCCCAAGAAACAGAAATAATTTACAACAGTGTTTTGAGAAATTTCTTATGAAAATTTGTATTATAGGCGGCGGCACTACTGGCTGGTGGGCAGCAAAATATTTAGAACAAAAAATGCCCGATGCTAATATTACATTATATGAAGATCCAAAAATTTCTCCAGTAGGCGTAGGAGAATCTACACTGCCACAGATTGGAGTTTTTTTAAAAGAATGTGGTCTTGAAGAAAAACTATGGATGTCCAAGACAAATGCAATTTTTAAAAAAGGTTCTCATAAAAAAAATTGGGATAAAATAAATGGAGATGCGTGTAATTTTGCTTTTTGGTATAACGATGAATATAAATTTGAATCTTGGATTAAAGAATATTTTAAAGGCAATAAAACAAAAAATGATTTAGGACTTGATTTATATAAGAAGGATGGATTTTGTGAATATGCTTATCACCTAGATGCTAATTTAATAGGACAAGTAGTTAAAGATCAATGTAAAAATGTAAAACATGAATTAATTAGACTCGAGGGATTACCAGCTGGCTATGATTTTTATATAGATGCGACAGGGTTTAAACGGAAATTTACTAAAGACAAAACTTTAATTAAATTTAAAGATCATTTAGTAAATAGTTGTTGGGCAGGAAATCTTCAAAGAAAAGGTGAACCATATCCGTATACAAAAAGTATTGCAAGAAATGCTGGTTGGACATTTGGAATAGATTTAACTAACAGAACTGGAATAGGATATGTATATAGTAATAATCACATATCTAAAGAAGAAGCTTTAGATGAGTTTAAATCGTATTATCCAGAAGCATATGATATAAGAAATTATGTATGGGAACCTGGCTATTTAAAAAATCCATGGAAAGATAATGTTATTTCTATAGGCAATGCCGGCGGGTTTTTAGATCCCTTAGAATCCAATAATCTTTTTATGATTCAATTATCTATTACTAAAATACCAGACACGATATTAAAAAATTATAGACCAGAATCATATAATAGATTACTTAATAGAACATGGGCGCACGTTAGTAATTATATATTACATCATTATAAATTATCTAATAGAACAGATACTTCGTTTTGGAAATATTATTCAAAATTTAATGTTAAAGAGTCTATCTGGCAAGCATATAATTTTCATGGCAACAAATATACAACAATCTTTCCTAATTCGCTTTGGTCTAACTTGGCCTTATATTATGACGAATTTACTTACTATAATCAATATAAACATTCTGAGGTAATATGAAAATTTGTATAATTGGAGGTGGGTGCTCCGGTTGGTGGGCTGCGGGCTATTTAGAAAAATTTGTACCAGATATTAAAATTACATTAATTGAGAGCGAAGATATTCCAACTATAGGAGTAGGTGAATCAACACTACCTCAAATAGGTCATTTTTTTGAGGAATTAGGAATACTTGAATCTGATTGGATGGAACAGGCGGAAGCGATTCACAAATATGGAAATATAAAACAGGGCTGGGATCATAAAGACGCACCTGAGTTTGCCATGACTTTTTGGTATAATGATAATAATGCATTTGATGAATGGGCAAAAGATTACTTTGCAGGTAAAAAAACCGGAAAACCAGATGAAGAACTTAATAAAGATTTATATGATGATGCCGCCTGGAGAGCAGTCGCCCACCATTTCGATGCCGGAGAAAGTATTAATATAGTAAAAGATACATGCAAAAATGTAGAACATATAATTGATACTATTACTGAACTACCGCCCGGATATGATTTGTATCTTGATTGTACAGGATTGGCGCAGAAGTTTGTAAAAGATAAAACACGCTTACCCTTAACAGAAGGACACCTAATAGATAGTGTTTGGGTTTGCCCTTTTGAATTAAGTGATGAAGATGTACCCCGGAACTATACCAGATCTATAGCAAGAGATGCGGGATGGCAATTTATAATTAATTTGGAAGAAAGAGCGGGCATTGGTTATGTATACAGTAGTAAGTATGTGAGTGATGATGATGCATTAGTATACTATAAAGATTTAACTAAAGGTAGAATACCGTGGGGAGCATTTCCATGCACGCCGACCATACAACCAAAATTGATTAAATGGGATCCACATTATCTTGCAAATCCTTGGAGTGATAATGTTATAGCACTGGGCCTTTCGAACGGATTAGTTGATCCCCTAGAAGCAAATGTATTGTATACGACTGTATATGGTATTCAAACGCTCGCTAAATGTTTAAACAGAGGTTATGGGGCCCGCGCATATAACAAAGCAGTATCTAAATTGCATTATGAAAATAGTGATTTTATTTTACATCATTACATGTTAAGTAACAGAACAGATACTCCTTTTTGGGAATATTATTCTAAATGTGATGTTAGAAAAACATTATGGGAAAATTATAGGAGATGCGGCGACAAACATGCAAATTTATATCCCGATGCTATATGGGCAACATTGGGTGTGTATTTTAATGAGTTTACATATTATGAATAAAAGTCTTTGTTTAGCACCTTGGAATCATATTCAAATCAATGCAGAAGGTGTAGTTAATCCCTGCTGTATGTTTTATCCCACTGTGTATCATAAAAAGTATAATAATTTACAAGAAGCATTTGATGGTTCAGAAAATAAAGAACTGAGACAAAGAATGTTAAATGGTGAAAAAATCGAAGGATGTCATAAATGTGATTTATATGAAAGCCTGGATAAGTTTTCGTATAGAGAATATTTTAAAATGCAATATGATAAATCAACTTTTAAGAATCCTAAAATACGAGAATTAGAATTCGCGCTTGATAATACTTGTAATTTTAAATGTATAACTTGCAATTCTAGATTTAGTTCAAAATGGTATGATGATGATTTAGAATTAAATAAAATAGGAATAAAAAGAAATTCACAAGCAATAAAAACAAAAACTCAAGTTGTTAAAAATGTTAATAATTTAGATGATTTAGATTTAAGTGAATTGAGATTTCTAAAATTAATCGGTGGAGAGCCATTTATAAATGATAATTATATTGATGTCCTTAAAAAATTAAATTTAAAAAATATAGAATTGGCATTAATTACAAATAATTCTGTGTTTCCAAAAAAGTGGATAGAATATATTTTAAAAGTAAATCAGTTGAGTCTACGTATAAGTATAGATGGTGTATATGATGTTGGTGAATTTGTCAGAAACGGAATGAACTTTGAAAAATTTACTAAAAATTTAATCCAATGGAAAGAATTATCTGAAGAACATGACAATATTGATATAAAGTTTAATTTTGTTGTTCACTCATTAAATGTATTAAATTTGAAATCTACTATAGAATATTTAAAAGATTTGGGATTTGTTATCGATGTGAATCACACAAAAGATGAGATTTTAGAAGTGGATTTTTTAAATGAACCAGAGTATATTAATTTATCATATTTACCAGATCGATTAAAAAACATTGTAGAGGAAAAATTAGATTTTAATTTGAATGGTAAACGAAATATGATAGTTGATTTTATGTATTCAAATAAACATGATGACAAAATTATGAAAGATTTTTTAAAATATTGTATATTTTTAGAAGAACGAAAAACCATTCCTGAACAATGTGAATTCATGGTGAGTAATGCATTCTGAATATCTTTATCCAAACGTGCATGATGATATAGTTTTAGATTTTTGTAATAAATGCGATGATTTAAATTATATGAATAATAACTCCTTTGAATCAATGAAATGGTATTGGGGAGAAGTTCGATGGGTGGGAACATTTATAGATGATGTATTAGTTTCCCTAAGTGGGATCCATAAGTTTCCAGAAATAGATGAAAATTCATTTAGAATGATGTTCAGAGGCGCTTCATTACCAGGAGTAAAGGTTCCTTTAAATATTAGAACTACCCCAGTAAGACGACATTCGAATAAAGATGGTAGTTTCAAATTATTTGTAAATTTTCAACAAATGCCTCTACAACAAAAATGGGCATATGAACAGAATGAAAACGCAACATTTTATGTAACATTTAATATAGATCCTATGATAAGTACAGGTGCATATTCTAAAGTCGGAGACAAAAGTAAGAATATGATTCGCGCAGTAAGACGTCATTGTAAAAATATTGGTTATCATGGTAAGATGAACATTTATAATGTAGAGCAAGAAGTTTATGTCTTATTGTAGTCTACCATTTAAACAAGTTGTAATGAAGAACTTTGATGGTAACGGATGTTCTCGGTTTCTTCCGTGCAGCCACATATTGAAGTCTGAAGTAGAAGATGCTTGCACTGTTAGACCAATGAAAGGGAAGCTAAACCTTACCCCGGAAGAAGGTTTTGGTCTTTATCAGGATGTGCGTGACGGTATGATGAAAGGCGAACGGCCTGAACTATGTAAGGTTTGTTGGGACAAGGAAGATAAAGGTAAGACATCGTACAGACAAAAAATTGATAAGTTCGTTGAGGATAGTGAAAAATTTGTCATTGATATAAATTGTGGTAACGTCTGTAATCTAGCTTGTAGAATGTGTGCACCGGGACTGAGTAGGAAACTTAAAAAAGATTATAACTACTTTGTTGAACACGGTCTTGATTTTAAAACTCCCACCGATGACTTCTTTACCATAGATCTGAACCCTGACCCAATAAATTCCTTACAATGGAAATGGATTACAGAAAATACAGATAAGATAGGCGGCCTCAAGTTAGCAGGTGGGGAACCATTGGTAAATAAATCCGTAATTTCCTTGTTTCGGAAAATGGTAAGTGATGGAATAAGTAAAGATATTAATTTAAGTTTTTATACAAATGGATTAGAAATATCAAATCATACAGAATTATTAAATCAGTTTAAAGGTGTATATGCAAATTTTTCCGTAGAGGCTATCGGAGAGTTATACCACTATATTCGATATCCGGGAATTTTTGAAGACTTCGATTTTAATGTTAAATATTTTATGGCGAAAAGTACTAACCTAAAAGACCTAGCATTTAATGTCGTAGTATCAGTGTTAAATGTTCTTGATCTTGATTCTCTCAAAGAATGGCTGCCTACGGATAATGTAGGATATGTAAATGTGTTTCCTGAAGATCGGGGAATAAGTGTAAAGCATCTATGGAAAGATAGGGAAAAAGTTTTAAGTGAAATCCTTTTATTTGATAAATCTAGAAATCAAAATTATAAAGATTTTCTGCACCCAGATTTAGTAAAGTGGCTATGAGTTGTTATTATAGTCATAGTTCAATAAGTTTTAAATCTCAATATTCTACACATTGTGCTTTTAATTCCGATCCTCTTTGTTCATTCGAAGAAACGATATTACCTTCTGAAATTATAAAGTCTAAGGGATTCCAAAAAAGTAGAAAAATACTTGATAATGATAACTGGCCTTCTGGATGTGATCACTGCAGGCTGCCGGAATTGAAATCTTTAACTTCCTCCAGACATGATCATCCCATAGAGCATAAAAATTTAGAAAGAATTGAAATAAGATTTTCAAATGCTTGTAACATGACATGTTTACATTGCGGCCCAGAATTTTCAAGTCTATGGGCTAAAAAATTAAATTATTCGGGTCCGGTATTGGGATTATCTTCCGAACAGGTTTTAAAAATATGTGAAGATTTAAAAAATATTCCAACAATACGAAGAGTTGTTTTATCGGGCGGTGAACCCCTAGTAAATAAGAATTTTTATAAATGTGCGGACAGCTTATCAGAACATCCGCAAGCTAGTGAGATGGTTGTATCTTTTCATACAAATTTAAATCCCGGCTTGCCGATAGATTTTGATCATATAAATTCAACTTTTGGAAAATTTAAAGAAGCTTATGTGGTAGTGTCAATTGATGGAGGCAAAGATCTTTATCCTATTTTTAGAGGAGGAGATTGGAAAACATTAGTACATAATATTGATAAAGCTCTATGTATGAATATTAATGTTGATGCTACTATGAGTCTTACAACTTATCAAATGAATGATATAAAAAATTGTTATCTAGATGTTTTACCTTTTGGGTTCAGAGAATTGAGAACAATGTATATTAATTCACCAGAAGAATTTGACCCGAAGCATGCAGTGAATGATGAAACAATGAAAAATTATAATTTTGTTTTAGATCATATTAGAGATAATTATTCAGGAAGTTTGCATGACTCTGCTTTATGGTACCTAAATATCTGTAAGGAGCGATTACTACGATGAAAGCTATTA